CCGTCGTTCCCTTGAATATTGGAATCAGTGTTCAGTTGAAATTGCATGTCGGTCCTCCTGTATGAGTAGTCACTACCATGAGAGACCCTGAAGGTCACTGATCCGGCGCAAGTACCCCTGCAAGATCAGTAAACAAGCCTGCACCCTGACAGCGCAGGCCAAAATTCAGAGCCACCCACAATGCACACCACCCGCGATACCGTCCTCGCCGCGCTGCAAGCGCGGCTGCAGCCGCTTGCCGCCCTCACCTTGCGTGACGAGGTTCTCCCCGAACGCATCCCGCCAGCCGGGTTGATCATCCTGCGCGACGGCCAACCCGGCGAGCCGGAGGTCACGTTATCGCCGCTGCGCTATCACTATGAGCACCGGGCGGAGATGGAGGTGATCATCCAGACGGCCGGAAACCGGACCACGGCCTTCGATGCGCTGATCGCGGCGATCGGCACTGCACTGGAAACAGACCGCACACTTGGCGGGCTCTGCGATTGGGTCGAGGCAGAAGCCCCGGCCTCGGTCGATCTGCCGGTTGAGGGAGCTGTCACCCTGAAGGCGGCGGTGATCACCGTCGTTTTGCACTACACCACCACAGGCCCTTTGGCCTGACACCCCGACAATTAGGAGAACGATATGGCACGAGCGCAAGGCGCCCGGGCGCAGATGGCGCTTGGCTTCGAGACAGTTTACGGCACCCCGCCGGTGAGTGGGTTCCGGCTGATGCCCTTCGCCCGGGCGACGCTCGGGGCGGAACAACCGCTGCTGGAATCGGAACTGTTGGGCTACGGTCGCGATCCGCTTGCACCAATCAAGGATGCGGTGACCGCTGACGGCGAGGTCGTGATCCCCATCGACGTTGAGGCCTTCGGCTTCTGGCTGAAGGCGGCGTTTGGCCAGCCCACCACAAGCGGCACCACGCCCAAGACCCACACGTTCCAGTCGGGCAACTGGACGCTACCGAGCATGTCGATTGAAACGGCAATGCCGGAAGTGCCCCGTTTCGCCATGTATTCAGGCTGTGTGCTGGATCAGCTGTCATGGCAGATGCAGCGCTCTGGCCTGTTGACCGCGACGGCGCGGCTCATTGCCCAAGGTGAAACCGTCGCCGCCACAACGGCCGCTGGCACACCAACCGCGCTTGCTCTTCAGCGGTTCGGCCATTTCAACGGCACGGTCAAACGCAACGGAACGGCGCTGGGCAATGTCGTCTCGGCTGAGATCACCTATTCCAACAACCTCGACCGTATCGAAACCATCCGGGGCGATGGCCGCATCGATGGTGCCGATCCGACCATGGCTGCACTCACCGGCCGGATCGAAGTGCGATTTTCCGACACAACACTGGTGACACAGGCCATCGACGGCAGCCCTTGCGAGTTGGAGTTCAATTACAGCCTCGGGGTCAACGCCAGTTTCACCTTCACGGCCCATGCCGTCTATCTACCGCGACCGCGCATCGAGATCGCCGGGCCGCAAGGCGTGCAGGCCAGCTTTGACTGGCAGGCAGCAAAAGCCACCAGCCCGGCCCGCATGTGCACCGCCGTCCTTATCAACACACTCATAGGATACTGATCATGATCCGACTGAACCTGACCGCCACGCCTGAATGGTTGGACCTCGCTCCAGGCCTGCGTCTGCTGGTGGGCCCACTCACCACCGCGCTGATGGTGTCGGCCCGCGCCGATCCGGCCATCGAGGTTATGCCGGATAGCTCCACGACCGAGGAACTTGCGCTCGCCATGGCCAAGGCCGTCGCACGGCGCGCTGTTTTGGATTGGGAGGGGGTCGGCGATGACGCTGGCAATCTGCTGCCGGTCACACCCTATGGCATCGACGCCCTTCTCGAGATCTGGCCGGTCTTTGAAGCCTTCCAGACCCAATACGTCGCACGGGGCCTGATCCTGGACGCGGAAAAAAACGTCTCCGCGCTCTCGCCGATTGGTCCTTCGGCGGGGGCGACCGGTACTGCAGCGCCTGCCCGGGGCCGTGCCCGGACTGCCCCACAAGACTGAACAGGCCGCAAACTCAGGAGGGCTGGCAGGTCTGGGATCTGGTCGGTCGCCTTGGCGGGCAACTACGGGTGATCCCCGGCGCTGTCTTGGGCTGGGACATGGGTGCTGCCATTGCACTGGCCCAAGCGCTGGGCATCGACGCGCTGATCGCCGCCGAGCTGCTGCCCGAGATCGAGGCGGTGATGGTGCGCAAAGTGAACGAGCAGATGGAAGGAAGCCGTGATGGCTGAAAAACGCGTCTCGGTCCGCCTCGTCGCCGAGGGCGGCCGCCAGGTGCGCGCCGAGCTGGAAGGTGTGGGTGAGGCAGGCGCGCGCGGCTTCGGGCGACTGTCGCGTGAGATGGACCTCGCGAATACACGCGTCGCTGCCTTTGCCCGCCGCGCCACGCTTGCAGCGGCGGCTGCCACTGCAGCGCTGGTGGCGGCAGGCGGCGCGATGGTCCGTTCCGGCCTGCAGACGGTGGATGCGCAGGCCAAACTGGCCCAATCACTCGGTACGACAGTCGCCTCGATCCAAACGCTGGAGCGTGCGGGTGAACTGGCCGGTGTGTCGATGTCCGGGATTGAGCAAGCGACCAAGGATCTGACGCGACGGTTGAGCCAGGCGGCTGCCGGGACCGGCCCCGCGGCAGACGCGTTGGACCGGTTGGGCTTGTCGGCCGCCGACCTGATCGCTTTGCCGCTGGACCAGCGTGTCGGGGCGATCAACGCCGCCATCGCGGAATTCGTACCTGCGGCTGAGCGCGCCGCAGTCGCGGGGCAGCTCTTCGGCGAAGAGGGCTCCATCGCCATGTCTCGCATCGACACTGCGACGCTGCGCCAGGCGACAGAGGACGTGCTTGCCTTCGGGGTGGTGGTTTCCGAGCAGGATGCTGACCAGATCGAGCGGACCAATGATGCGATTTCCCGCCTGGGGTTGATCTGGCGCGGGGTTTCGAACCAACTGGCCGTGGCGGCGGCACCCGCGCTCGAGGCTGTGGCCAATGCGCTGGCCGCCGTCGCGCGCACCACCGGGCCGGTCGGTATCGCGATCACGGCACTTTTCGACAATATCGGGCGGCTGACGACCTATGCCACCACATTCGCGGGCCTCATGGCCGGGCGCTGGGTGGCAGGCATGGCCATGGCCGCGCTGTCGGTGCGGGGCCTCGCCACATCGCTGGTGTTCCTGCGCGGGGCGCTCATCCGAACCGGCATCAGCGCGCTAATCGTCGGTGCGGGCGAGCTGGTCTATCAGTTCACCCGGTTGATGGCCGGTGCCGGTGGCTTTGGTAACGCGATGGGTTTGCTCTCCGACCTCGCCTTCGAGGTGTGGGGGCGCATCGGCCTCGCGCTTGATGCAGCACTGGCACGGATGGCAGCAGGTTGGGAGGGGATGAAGGCCACAACGCTGACGGCGCTCGACGGTGCCATCACCGGCGTGTTCAGTTTTGGTGACCGGTCGGTGGCCGTGTTCCAAGGCGCGTTTGATGCGATGAAGGCGATCTGGGGGCGGCTTCCCGGTGCCATTGGCGACTTTGCGTTTCAGGCCGCAAACGGGCTGATCAGCGGCGTGGAGTCGATGCTGAACGGTGTCGTTACTCGGATCAATAGGTTCATTACAACGCTCAACGCAGCGCTGGACCTGCTCCCTGAATGGGCAACCGGCGAAGGTGGGGTTCGGCTCGGGACCCTCGATCCGGTGGCACTCGGCGGGATCGACAACCCCTTCGCGGGTGCGGCAGAGGCGGCCGGTGCTGCTGCAGCTGATGCATTCTCGGCGGCTCTGGGGCGGACTTACATCGATACGCCTGATCTGGGATTGGGGGCTGCGGCCGACGATGCCAGCGCCCGGGCCGACGGCTACCGCGAGGCAGCAGGCATGCTGGCCGATGCGGCTGGCCGCCCGTTGGCGAGTTGGCAGGCGCTGCGTGATGCGATGACCAGCGCCGGGACCGAGGCCGAAACGGCCCTCGCGGATGCAGCGGTATCCGCAGACGCACTCAGCGCCGAACTTGATGACACTGCCGCCGCTGCCGGTGGCGCAGGAGCCGCTGCGCGCGCAGCAGGGGCCGCAGCCGCCGAGGGTGCGGAGCAGGCAGTAACCGGCTGGGGCGCGGTGACGGCTGCCCTTGCTGACTATGCAGCCAAGGCGCGGGACATTGGCGGGGATATCGGCCAAACGCTGGTCGGGGCGTTCCAGAGCGCAGAGAACGCCGTGGGCGACTTCGTCAAAACCGGCAAGCTAGACTTCAGCGGCCTCGTCACTTCGATGATCGCTGATCTGGCCAAACTGGCCGCGCGGCGCTTCATTCTCGGCCCCATCGCCGATGCCTTATCGGGTGCGCTTGGCGGCACGGGCGGGTTGTTCGCGAACATCCTGCATTCGGGCGGCACAGTTGGCGTCGCGGGTAGCAGCCGGATGGTGCCTGCCATGGCCTTCGCCGGTGCCCCGCGCATGCACTCCGGGGGCTGGGCCGGGCTGAAACCCGATGAAGTGCCCGCGATCTTGCAACGCGGCGAGCGTGTTCTGTCGCGCAGGGAGGCGGCTGGATATGGCCAGGGACAGAACGCAGCGCCGAATATCTCTGTCACGATCATGTCCCGCGACGCCGAAAGCTTCCGGCAATCCCGCACACAGGTCGCGGCTGATATCGCCCGCGCCGTGTCGCTGGGCCGGAGGGGCATGTGATGGCCTTCCACGAGGTTAGGTTTCCCGACAACATCAGCCGTGGCGCGCGAGGCGGGCCGGAGCGGCGCACCCAGATCGTTGAACTGGCGAGTGGCGACGAAGAACGCAACGCCAGCTGGGCCAACTCGCGCCGCCGGTTTGACGTGGCCTACGGCATTCGCCGCGCAGATGATCTTGCATCGGTCGTTGCCTTCTTCGAGGCGCGCAACGCTCGCCTGCATGGGTTTCGCTATAAAGACTGGGCCGACTACAAATCCTGCCTGCCATCGCAGGCGGTCGCCCCCACAGACCAGCTCATTGGCACTGGCAATGGTGCAGTCACCACCTTCGCGCTCCTGAAACGCTATACTTCCGGCGCACAAAGCTGGACCCGCGCCATTGCCAAACCCGTCGCGGGCACAATCCGGGTGGCTTTGAACGGGGTCGAGCAGATGACCGGTTGGAGTGTCGACATCACGACCGGCAGTGTCACGTTCAACGCCGCCCCCGGCGCGGGCGTCGCAATCTCTGCAGGCTTTGAATTCGATGTGCCCGTCCGCTTCGACACCGACACGCTCGACGTCACGCTCGATATCGAGCGGCTAGGCTCAATCACATCTATCCCTTTGCTGGAGATCCGCAGATGAAATCCCTCTCTCCCGCGCTGCAGGCACATCTCGACGATGGCACGACGACTTTATCCTGGTGCTGGCGGATTTCGCGGACGGATGGGGGCAGCTTCGGCTTTACCGACCATGATCGCGCCCTCAGTTTTGATGGCACCGAATTTGAACCAGAAAGCGGGTTCGCCGCGTCCGAAATCCGCTCTGGCTCCGATCTGGCCGTCGATGCACAGGATGCCACCGGCGTGCTAACCTCGGACAGGATCACCGAGACCGACATTCTCGACGGGCGCTGGGACAATGCAGCGGTGGAGCTGTGGCGGGTGAACTGGGCGGACCCGAGCCAACGGGTGCTGATGCGCCGCGGTGCGGTGGGTCAAATCCGGCGCGGCCGTATGGCCTTCGTGGCGGAAGTGCGGTCGCTGGCGCATGTGCTGGGCCAGACCGTCGGGCGGACGTTTCAGGCAGGGTGCGATGCGGCGCTGGGCGATGCGCGCTGCCAGATCGATCTGGAAAACGCCGTCTACAAGGGTGCGGGCATGATCACCGACCTGTTGCGTGACCGCGCGTTCATGGCCTCGGGGCTGTCGACATTCGAGGCGGGCTGGTTCACCTCAGGCACCCTGACATGGACCAGCGGTGCCAATACCGGGCGCATCACCGAAGTGCTGGCCCATGGATTGGCAGATGCCATTGCGACCCTTACCCTGCTGGAAGCGCCGGTGCGCGCCATCGCCGAGGGCGACAGCTTCATCGCGCGGGCGGGTTGCGACAAGCGCATCGCGACGTGTGGCGCGAAGTTCGCCAACATGGCCAACTTCCGAGGTTTTCCTAACATACCGGGCCAAGATGCCGTGCTGCGCTATGCCAGCCAAGACGGCGGCCATGAAGGCGGGGTGCTGTAATCCGCCCGCTATCACAAAGGCCGCTGCGCGTTCACACGGCTGATGGCAGTCTCGCTCAGAACTGAAGTGCTAATTCATCAAATCCTCTGTAGCGACTGCAACGCGGCGGGTTTCGACCTTCCCAAGCGGCAGGATTGGTCGGGGCGCATCACACGTTGTCAGACCTAACTGCCTAGCCGCGGCATAGATCACCCGAAGCGAGCCATACTCTTTGAACAGATCCCAAAGTGGGACAAGCCGCGCATCGAGCAGATGTGCCTCATCGGTGTGTCCAGCCTGTGCCGCGCGGGTCAGCTGGGCCGCAATCTCTGGAAACAATCCCCCAATCACACTGTACCAAGTATCGGCACCTGCCAGCAGCGCCTCTGCACAGCCCCAATCCCCGCTATAGCCGATTGCGAAACCTTTCGGCAGGGCACTGCGCAGCCGCGACAGGTCATCGGAAATACCGCCCTGCGCGGGCAGCGGCATCTTCACTGCCGCAATGCCGGGCACCGTTGCAAGGCGTTCAAGCAGTTCGAGACTGAAGGTGAAGTGCGTCGTGCCCGGATTGTTATAGATGCAAAGCGGCAGGTCGGTGGCGGCCGCGACAGTTCGGAAATGCTCGAACGCCTCGTCCTGCGTCAGGGGCGTGTAGGACACCGGGGCCAGCAACAGGGCATCGGCCCCCGCAGCGACGGCATCCTTCGCCAGATCGCACGCCTCATCGGTTCTGAGCGCGCCGACACCAACAATCAGGGGCACCGCGCCTGCAAGCCCCTCGACCGCTGCGTCGACGGCGCGGCGCCGCTCGGATCGAGACAGATAGGCATAGGTTCCCGTGCTTCCGAGAAGACAGACAGACCCCAGGTCCGCCGCTTTTAGACGGTCAAGGAACCCCTGCAATTGGTCCGTTTCCACGCGCCCCTTTTCGTCTGAAGGCGTCAGGGGAAACGCCGATAACCCAGTAAAATCCATACACGCCGACCATTCTTCAAATCTCAGCACAACACCGCCACTAAACAGGCTGAATAACAAGAGCGCCACCATGCATTACTCATTCGTGCCAACCCAAGATCCAGAGCGTGTTGTCGGCATCGCGCGCTTATGGCTCGGCACACCCTATCACGATCAGGCCAGCCTGCGCGGCATCGGCTGCGATTGCCTTGGCCTCGCCCGTGGTGTCTGGCGCGAGGTGGTCGGGGACGAACCGTTTCCGATCCCACCCTACAGTCGCGATTGGGGCGAGACAGGGCCGCGCGAGGTGCTCGCGGATGGGGCGGCCTCGATGCTGGTCCCGATTGCACCGACTGAAATCAGTCCCGGCGCGCTGATCCTGTTTCGCATGACGCCGCTGGCCATCGCCAAGCACGTCGGCATCGTGACCGCGCCCGACCACTTCATCCATTCTTACGATCGGCTCGGCGTCATCGAAGAAGTCCTGACCCCTGCCTGGCGGCGGCGCATAGCCTTCGCCTTCCTGTTTCCGCCCTCCTGCAGCATCTGAAAGTTCTCCTATGGCATCGCTTGTACTCGGCGCGGTTGGCGCCACGATCGGTGGCTCTATCGGCGGCACCCTGCTTGGCGTCAGCGCCTTCAGCATTGGTGGTTTCATCGGGTCCACCGTGGGATCCTTGGTCGACAACTGGATCGTGTCCTCCCTCGCGCCCGCCCAACGCATCGAGGGCGCAAGGCTCGACGGGCTGCGGATCACCTCTGCGACCGAAGGGGCCGTGATCCCACGGCTCTTTGGCCGGATGCGGATCGGCGGCAATATCATCTGGGCCACGGATTTCCGCGAGGAGACCAAGACCACCACCCAAGGCGGCGGCAAGGGTGGCGGGGGCGGCGCAAAGGTCACGACGACCGAATATCTCTACTATGCCAGCTTCGCCGTAGCATTGTGCGAGGGCGAGATCACCGGCATCGGCCGGGTTTGGGCCGACGGCAAGCCGATGGATATGACTGGCGTCACCTGGCGCTGGTATCCGGGCGATGAGGCGCAGATCCCCAATCCGTTCATTAGCGCCAAGATGGGCGCGGATAGAACGCCTGCCTATCGCGGCACGGCCTATGTCGTGTTCGAAGAGCTGGACCTCAGCGCTTTCGGCAATCGTCTGCCGCAGATCAGCTTTGAGGTGTTCCTGCCACTGGCGGACCCCGACACTGCCGAAGGGTTAGTTAAAGCTGTCACCCTGATCCCAGCCTCGGGCGAGTTCAGCTATGCGACGGCCCCGGTCAAGAAATCCTCTGGCGCTGGCGGCGCGACCACTGCGGAAAACCTGAACGCGATTGCTGATACCGCCGATATCATCGTGGCGCTCGACCGGCTGCAATCCATGGCCCCGGCGGTGGAAAGCATCAGCCTCGTGGTAGCGTGGTTCGGCGATGATCTGCGCGCAGGGAACTGCAAGGTGCGGCCTGGTGTCGAGGTTTCGGCCAAGACCACGACACCCTCGCCATGGTCGGTTAACGGGGTCTCGCGCGCCAATGCGGTTCTCGTTAGCCGAGACGCCGAGGACCGCCCTGTCTATGGCGGCACCCCGGCAGATTTCGCGGTTGTGCAGGCGATCAGGGAGATAAAATCACGCGGTCTGCGCGTCACTTTCTATCCGTTCATCCTGATGGACGTTCCGCCCGCCAATACCAAGCCCAACCCCTACAGCGCCAACGTTGCCGGGGTGGGCCAGCCCGCATTCCCTTGGCGCGGAAGGATCACGTGTTCCCCCGCCGCTGGATTTGCTGGCACCGTCGATAAAACTGCAGCAGCGGCAACGCAGGTCACAGCCCTATTCGGCACGGCGACACCTGCCAGCTTCGGCGTCTCAGGGGAGAGCGTCAGTTGGACCGGCCCCGCTGGCGATTGGGGCCTGCGCCGCATGGTGCTGCACTATGCCCATCTGTGCAAAGCGGCAGGGGGCGTCGATGCCTTCCTGATCGGCACCGAGATGCCGGGCCTGACCACCATCCGCTC